CCTTATTCTTATTCTCTTTGAATACAGGCAACTTGCTTTCGGCAAAATTTATGCGTAATAGTTCAAAACTCATCCTACGTTGTGCTGTTTAATCGTTGTGTTGACCTCGTGGTCATTAAATGGGGTGTGGCTGGTAGAAACATATGCAAGGCCTCTGTCGATTTCCTCGTTTGCCAGCAGATAATTTGTGTTGGTCGGTGAAGTTTGTGCGTATAATGACCAATAATGCGTACCTACGGCAAGCGTTTTGGCGGTGCTGCTACCCTCTACAAATGAAAATAACTGGTATCTGTTGGGCGAAGTGCTGCTGTCCGACACGATAAATGCCTTGCGTTCCTGCGACATTTCGCTCTCGAACACCAATAAATAATACACGGGAGAAATTGTCACTTTCTCCTTTCCTGTTATTATCAATTCAGGTGTGCCGCTTTTTGTGATGTATAACATCAACTATAAAAGTAGGTAATTCCGATGTTAAACAAAAAGGGCTACCGAATGGCAGCCCCTTTTGCATGAAACACTCAAATCAATCAAGAACCGAGAGCGAGCGAAGTTACAACAGAAGATTGAACTTTCAAAGGTAAATCGGTTTCTTTGTGCAAAAAGTTCAGCACATGACCTTTGAAGTCACCAAATGCCTGACCGAAATTGCTTTCACTCTGCTGCAACTGAACACCATAGTCAGCACCCAACAGCCAGTAGTCACCGCTTGCATCAAGGGCAATGGCCAACATTCTGTTCTGTGCCAGCAGCTTAATTTCGTTACGCTGGGCGGTTGTTACTTTGTGCAGACGAGCAACGAGGTCGGCTTCGTAAAATACAGTGCCGTTCTCGGTTGAGGGAATAGTACGCCAAGTCATAGAGGCAGTTTCTTTTTCAAGTTCGTACTTGAAATAAGATTTGCCACCTGACAAGGTGTGGGCGGATACTTCTCCGCTTGATTTAGTGAGGGTTGACTTCGCTGAAAATTCAACAAGCCAAATGGTCTTAATGCCTGCACTTGCTGTCTTACAGTCAAGTACAAAGCCCGTGGTTAACTGACACATATTTTAATTTTTTTTTATTAAAAAGGGGGTGAGGTTGTATCCCCACCCCCCGGGTTAAACTTACTATTTTGTAACTTACTAAACGGTTAGAGTTTGAAGTAAACAACCTGCTCAGGCCATGCAATCTGACAGCCATATTTGAAAGCAGCGTGGAACTGCACACGACGCTCAAATGGGTTGAAGATAAACTCAAAGTTTTCTTCTTCATTCATCAGGTCAGTGCCTAAGAAGAAGTTGCTCCACAAACCAGCAACGATTTTGTTGCTACCGTTCATACCGTTCAAACCATAGATGCGGATGCCTGTGATAGGGTCAACAATTTCCATGCTCTGAATTTCAGCAGGTGAGTAATGGAACAAGTTAGCACCAACCAACCACTGACGATACAGACGGAAAGTGTCAGTACCCATTGCGATAAACAGATCGGCTTTGTCCAACAGAGCAGCAGGAATAACACCGTAGATAGTACCCAGAATGTCGTCGATGTTTGAAGCAGTAATTGAAGAGTAAGCACCACCCACGTTACCGCGGATAGGGTCGCCAGCGCCGCCAAAACCGAGGTCGTCAAGGATAGTCAAAAAGCCATCCCAAAAACCGTTGTTTCCAGCACCACCAGTTGCATCACCCTGCCAAATAGCAGTTTCGAGGGCTTCGGCAATGTCCATTGCTTTTTCAGCACCGATTTGTTCAGTGAATACGCCCATGTCAATAGCTTCGCCAGCGGCAAGTGCTTTTTGGGTGTATTTAGTTTCAAGGTCTTTCGGGCAAAGAGTTTCCTGCACCTTGCACTTACCAACGGTCAGCGTTCTGCGTGACAGGGTGGTTGTGCCGCTACTGCTATAAGAACAGCTGTCGGATTGGAAAAATACTTCGCTTGAAAGCAGGGGCAGAATTTCTGCCGATTTGATACCAGGGAGAACCTGTCCAGCACCTTGCAGCAATGAAGCTGTTTTAGCGGTGAACATAGCTTTGGTCAGAAGCTGTAAGCTTTCCTCTTTGGTGTAATTCGATAAACCAGATACGTCAAATGCCATGATTATTTAATTATTTGTTTTTTTTGATTGCGGACAAAAAGCCATTAAAGTTGTCCTCTCTGTTTTGTTTTACTGCACCGATTGGCTTTTTCATCGGTTCAGGTGTAGTTGCTGCGAACTTCTCAAATACTGAAAAGGTCTCTTCAACTTTGCCCAACACGTTAATAAGGGCGTTTTCAAGGGTGGCGATTTTCTTTGCCATTTCCTCATTGGCGGCACGCAGAGCATCAAATTGTTCCAGCGATGCGAATTGATTTTCAACCTCAACTTCCTCAACGGGCATTGTTTTCTCTTCGATAAGTTCAACAACTCCGTCTTTTGTAGTTACAAGCAGGCCATCGGTGGTTTCGTGTACGGCATCAGGGGCAGGCACAATGCCCTCCTCTGTTTTAACCGATAACATACTACCCACGTTTAATTCGTCACCGTCAAATACTACGATTGTACCGTCAACCAAAGTCAACTCACCAAACGCAGCTTCAACGGGTGCAGGAACTTCATTGAAACGCTGCTTTACTTCGGCCATAAAAGCCGCAAGTCCGCTTTTCATTTCGTTAAGTTCTGTTTTGAAATCCATACCATAAAAGGTACAAGACCAAAAACCTATGCAAAATTTTTCAGCATGGCAGCTATTTCACGCATCAGGGTTACGACTTCGTCTTGCTCTTCCATGTCAAAAAACCCCTCAACCGAAAACCCTTTCCATTCACCTGCCTTGACTTTTGCCCACAATTCGTCATTGTCCACTAAATAGGTGAGAAACCAGCTACCGTCTTTGGCATCCTCATATCCTTTGGGTGGCATAACACCACGCTCTCGGTCAATAAAGTAACTCTCAATCATGTGGACACCACCATCAACCGGGGTTTCGTGGTCGGTATTTACGGCCTTGTAGAAGTTTTTACGGACAAATTTTTTGGCAATAGTCCAAATGGTAGGTGCATCAAAGGTTACATAGTACTCACCACGTACATCATCATAGCGGTAAATGGGTAAATCGGCCAACATTGCTGGGCCTGTGACAATGCGTTTTTCTTCGGACTGCACGGCATAATTCATTGTCCTTCCTTTGCCTGATGCGTACCACTTTTCAACTCCACCAGCTTTTTCAATTTCCAATTCAGTTTGCTTTTCTGCATCACGATAGCTTTTTATCATCTCATCCTGAACTTCTTTGCTGGCTTTGGTAAATGCATCTCCATAAAAATCCGATAACCCAGCATACAATTCAGCATCCGACAGCTTTTTTGAAAACGCAGAATTGTCTATCTGTTGCAGTTTACGGCTCGCCCATTCAATGCCCTCATCACCACCCCACGCTAACCACATCAATCTACCGCATCCATCTCCAAGTTCTTTGTCGCTGTTCTGTCTGTGGCGTTCAAACCCTGCCATTCGTGCAATGGTTTCACGGGTGATGGCTTCACCGTTTGCCAACTGGTTTGCTCTTATCTTGCCAACGGGTGTGCCGCAATCACCCCAGCCGTTTTCCTCTGCCCAACGTAGTGCAATCTTTGCATTTTCTTTGGCGGCTTCGGGATAGTCATCGTAGCTTTCAAATTCCTTGCGGCTTTCCCACTTAGAATAACACACGGCTGCGGCTTGCTCTTGTTCCATGCCCTCACCAATCATGTAAGGAATACAACGCCCGATAAATTCATCTTCGCTTTCCTTTGCTCCCGGCTCAACGAATTGCTGATTAAACAACATGAAGTCCTTTTGTATGGCAGGGCGGTCAACGAGCGACACAAAGTCAACCCCGGTATCGTCATCTTCATTAACTATGATTTTGTAAACTGGCAATTCCATATCTATAAAAGTAGATTTAGACAACGCTGGTATTTCTTAATCTGCGGACACGGGTTTGAGTTTTGGTGATGTCGCCCTCAAGCACGTACACTCTACCCATTCCACCGAACTGCTGTTCATCGGGCAATCCACCGCCAACGGTAGGTGCAAATGACGGGGCAGCAGGTGCAGCAGCAGAGCCACCGCCACCACCTCCACCGCCACTACCTTTTATTAATGCTTTTGCCCTTGCTACGTTTGAAAGAATAATTGCTACATAAGCGGCATATTTAGCAAAACCTGCTGCACCGCCTGTCGCCACGTTGTCGGGTGTGGTAGCCATTGCGTTGGCCTGTGCTGCGGTCAATGCCTTTGCGGTGTCAACTGCGATTTGAGCAAGGCCAAATGCCTTTTGCGACTTTTCGCTTTCACCAAACAACTGACCGAGGGATCCGATTATTGACGATGCACTTTCGAGGGTTGCCATTTCAGCCGCACGTTTTGCTTTTTCTGTGTCCTCTTTGGCTTTGGCATCCTTGTCGTATATGTCTTTTTTCTTTGCCGCAATATCTTTTTCAATATCTACTGTGCTTTGTCCGTAATCACGGGCATTTTGTAATTTTGCATTTAATCTTTTAAGTTCAAGTGCATCAAATTCAGCTTGTGTTGCGCCCTGTTGTATTAAGGCAGTTTGTTGTATGGTAAAATAGTCATCTGTTGCCTTTTGAGCATCTGCAATTTCCTTTTCAGTTGTTTGCTTAAAGTTGTCCTCACGTTCCTTGTTGGCTTTTTCTTGGTCTGCCTTTTGTTTATCATAGAACGCTGTACGTACCTTTTCAAGTTCGGCATCACGCAGGGTTGCAATTTGCTTTTCCGTGTACCCTTGATTTTTTAACTGCGTTACCTTTGTGGCGAACGCTGCATCTGCCGCTTTGATTTGTGCATCAAGAGTGGATTGGTCAAGTGCCAACATCGTGGCATTAATTTCGAGTTGGTTTTGTTTACGCTGCTCGGCAAGTTCCTGATTTTTCTTTGCCGTTTCCTGTGCCGCTTTCGTTTGCTCGTCACTGGCTTTTTTTGCCGCATCCTTTTGTTGTTTGTTGAACTCGATTGTCAACACCTGCTGCTGTGCTTTGAGGTCATTAAATTGCTTTAATTCCTCCTCTGTCAATTTGCCCTTTGCTTTGAGCGTAGCACGAAGTATATTCAACTCATTTTCTGCCTGCTGCATTTTGAGTTTGTAAACTTCCTTTTCCTTACCGCCTAATGCAGTCAAAACGTCTATTTGATTAGACAGTGTATCATTTGCCTTTTTATTGGCTTTGGTCATTTTTTCCAAATCACGTTCTGCCTGTGATGTCACACCGAGAAAATCAGTTACAGCAGTAACCGCCTCACCTATGCCCTTTGCAAGTTTGCCAAACCACGATTTGGATATCCACTCGGACACCTTGTCAAAGTTTGCAATCAGGGCAGCAACACCAACGGCAAGCAATCCGATGCCCGTTGCCATGACCGCACCCTTTAAAGTTGTGAACGCTGTAATGACCTGCGTTTTAATCGTGGTAGCCATTGCCCCAAACGAGTTCCGCATATCCAACAACTGCTGAACACCTTGCGAAAAAGCAATCGCACCCTGCACCTTTGCAAGTGTCTTTTGTGCATCTTCGCTTTCAGCACCAAATAAGGCCATTGCACCAGTGGCAGCAGAAATACCGCCTGCAATACCTTGCGTAACGCCTGCAATCGCTTGGAATTTATCGGGGTTTAAACCTGCGACACGCTGCTGGAAGTCGCCCATTTCATCTTTCAGCTTGGCAACCTTTTGCGCTGCTGCCGTTGCTTCGGGTGAGAACTCACCAAACTTACGGGCAAGTGTAACCGCTTCGGCTGTGGCCTCCCTGATTTGTGTTTTCAGCGACTTTACGCTTTCCGTGCCTTTGGTTTTGGCCTCTAAATTTATTGCTACTGTTGTTTGTGCCATTTTATTTCTTTGATATTACTCTCCATTGTGTGCCGTCACTGACTATTTGCACACATTCATAGTGTCCTGTTATTACATACGTTGCCCCGTCGTCAATCGTTTGTGCTTCATAGGGGTTGATTGTAAGCGAATGTGCTGATGTGTTTTTGTAAACGTAGTATGCCTTACTTATACAAGTGGTTGCATCGGGTAAATTCAGCGTGGTGTTTGCCGTGCAATCCATGATGTAGATATCTTTGTATAAATCAGCAGTTACCGTTGTGGCTGCGGTCAACTGAATACGGTTGGTGCTGAAATTTTCCTGTGTCATGCTGTGGCCTTGTAACCACACTTCATCACTTTGAACATTTTGAACACCCTCGCCGATTACGATGCTGCGTTCGCTGCCGGGCAAAAAGGATGTGCCACTGGTTGCAAATGCGGCGTTTGCCCTGCCGTAGTTGCTGACCGCATCCCCAGCAACTATGCCATCGCCAGCTTGATTGAATTGCCCAAGTGCAATGCCTTTATCTCTTATGACTTTACCTTGATTGTTTGCACCATCGTAGGGGTCGTATTCCTCTTGTCCGCTAAATATGTTACCATTTTTACCACCACCACTAACGCTGCCTGTTGTGGCTGTAAATGTTGGCCCGGCTTTAAGGAATAAGAACTCGCATATATTGACCGAAGGGTTGATTGGGTCATAGTCCTCAATCTTATTTAACCGGAAATAATTGTTGTCAAAAAAGTACAAGTCACGGAATGACAACTTTTCCATGTCCCCTGGGGTAAGATAAAATTTACCTTTTACAATCTTGCTGTCTTTGTCTGTTATTTCTTGCAGGTATTTTGACCAATACTGATTTGTCAAATTGTTATTTGTAATCGGTGTACGTGCAGGCAGTCCGATATATTTAGGCATCCCAAAATTGATATCATAAGTAGAGGTTAGTGGTGTATCAAAATGACCGATGTAGGGATAGATTGTTTTGGTTGTTGTACTTGGTGTGCTTGCTGATGTTTTTGCCCCTAAATAAATTGTATAGCTGATGCAGTTTTGTTTTGCGTATTGCAATATACGCAATTTACCTGCCTTGCCGTCTTTGTTGTCGGTTGAGTTACCTGCAAAGTATTTGTCTGGCTCATTGACTGGTTTTACAATCAGTGTAGGTTGGAAGCCGATTTCAATTTTCTTTTCATCCTTAATAAAATCATTGTTTATTACAATAGTTCTGTCGCCATAAATTCTGTCAAACTCCTGTTTATACGCATTGTTATCATCATCATCGCCCTCTGCATAGGTAAATAAATACTTGCTTGCATCCAATTCGCCCATTGGTACAATTTCAAGCGGCTGTGATATATCTCTTTTTTGTGTCCAATCCCTCACTGTGTTAGTATAAAATTCCTCACGGGGCAAAATGGTGAGTGTTTTATCTATATCGGTAGGTTCAATATAAAGATTAAACATTGTAAACAGCCATTTCAAAAATTCACGCTGCTTTGTATCGCCTGTAAAAAACCCTGCAAAATCTAATGGCTTGTTGTATCCCCAACCCATATCATAAATCTGATTAAAAAATCGGCTGTTGGTTTTTTGCGTATAGGTATAGGTTAGTGCTGGAAATGTATTTGTGGTGTAATTGTAAACATATTGCAATTCCAGCTCAACCGTGTCGCCAGAATTTAAGTAAATGAAATTGACTGGTAAAATACTATCAAATGTAACACTTCCAGCGCTTGCAATTTTACTCTCTGAATATAAAATCCTTGCTGCGTTGCCATTTATTTTTAACTCATAAATAGAGCCATAAGCATCACCATTGGTTAAACCTGATACGGTTGCCTTATTTACAAAAAACAAATCATAAATACCCGAATAGTCATTGGTATATACCCCGGTTGTTGTGTTATATTGATTTGATGGGTCGCTATTTTCGGCATTAAAAATTATTTTATCTAATGGCAAAACCACAATATCGCTGCTTCTTTTGACGTCAATAGTTCTGTCCGCAACCGCATCTTGTGTCAATATCGGATAACGTGTCGGACAAGGTATCACCATTCTTTTAAATTCAGGTGTATTGAAAAAACTGCCCGATGTATATGAATAACCAGCACCACTGAATATCTTGTCAACTACTGTTTTTGCGTAAAGGCAAATTGTCATATTTTCGGTGTTCAAGTTTTTGTAATCGGCATAAGTGCCGTCATCCATCCAAGTATAAACGTAGCCGTCACCAATCGGGGCGTTACCACTAAAATTTACAAATGCACTTCCGTTTTTAATTATGCTCGTATCCCACGAATTAAAAATGTTAGTGTCGCTGATAATGTGGTTGTATTCGCTAAAATCTAAATTTATAAGTTTTTCATCGGCAATCTTAGCGAATAGGTCAGCCAGTTCCCCGTGCATGCTGCATTCGTATTCAATTTGGTTGAAGTCGTTTATTTTGATGCCTAATAGGCGAATAAAACCCTGTATCTGTGTAACCTCATCAACTTGCAAGATTGCATCGGCTTTCAGGTTTGGGTTAAAATCGGGGTTGAAATTCGTGGCTGATGTATTGCGGATGCTCAAATTCAAATCAAACAAGTGGGTGAACAGCTTGTTATTTGCCTTTGTGCCGGGCAGCGTGAATGTCTTTGACCAATCCGATGAACGGCTTTCCGGCTCCCGTATATCGGCTATTGACTTATTGATTAAGATACCAAAATCACTTGGCAGGTCAACCGATATTCCACCGCATACTAATCTTACGTTGTTCATGCGTTTTGCAACCTTTCTGGTTCAGTATATTGGACAGTTATTTTAAGATTATTTGGGCCGTCGATGTCGTCAAAAACTTCGTAGCTTGTTTCGGTTATGTTGACCGGAATGTTGCCGAGAAAAACAACGGGGGATGCAATCAAATCTTGCAGCCATTCAAATTCCGTTTCATTCAGCCAGTTGGTGTTCAAAGTTACCTCGCGGGTTTTTTCAACCGCATAATTTGTGATGCCGTGCTTACTGGTATCGTATGCGTAGGTGTTGCCCGTTAATGTGTAGTTATTCCGTTTAAATTGCTTTCTGCTGACGTTATACTTGTCTTTTGATGCCATGCTACAACGCACACTTTCAAAGCCGCCTAATGGGTTTAAAAAGTACAAATACTGCGGTGTGTATTTGCTGCACTCTTCCACCACATCAAAGCGGTAAAGTTCGCTGCCCAACTGACTGCCGCTATCAATCGCCTGCATGGTGTAATAACTTGTTGATGCTGGTATCACGTTGCCTGCCGTTCCGCTTGTTAGGTTGCCTGCGGTGATGTCATTTAGGTTATCAGGCCCAGCAGGGCAACGCAATAAGAACTCCGATTTTTCACCGGCATCGGTAAAGGTGTTTTTTATCTGTGATGTGGCAAGTAGTGTACCTGCACCGTTGTATGCTTTTACTTGTATTTCGGTTGCCGCACCTACCGCACCCCTTAAAAAGTAAAGGTAGTCGGTTTGTGCAAGTGATACACGCCTTGTCCGTACACGGGTAAGAAACTTTGGTGTGGTGCTTGGGTAGGTGATTTGATATGTGGCTGTGGTTTCACTGCCGTACAAATTAAACAATCCGTTCCACACATATTTACCCGTATCACTAGCAAGGGTTAGGTATTCCGTGCCGCCATATTCCTCGCCAAATTCCACGCTATATGCTAAATAACTGTTTGTGCATTTGCTGATTGATGCCAGCGATTGGGTAAAGTCATACGTCACATAATTTTGCAAAATTCGTGACAGATTAAACACCGCTTTGTCAGTCGTGCCGTGAAAGATAGGTGCTTTCAGTTTTGCGATTACCACATTGGATGCGTTTTTTACGACCGCCACAAATTTAAAGTTCGGCTGTGCATAGTTGGTGGAAGTTACCACATAGGAAATATCGGAATAAACCGGGCTGATGTCATTCGGCTCGGTGTTAATTGTGATTGCCATTACTAATAAAAGTACCTATTTGGCTATCTCGGTAGTGACAAATGCGGATATTCGCAACCCGGTAATGTCGGATAGTTTCTGTGCAATTACATCCACGTTTTGCTGGGTAAGTACATCAGCTATAAAATTACTGCCCTTGTAACCAAACCTTTTGATTGTGCCTTTGCTGTGAATTTTACGCGCAATAGCAATAGCCATTGATTTACGCAGTTCAAGTACAGATTGACCGCTTTGCCCTTTTGATTTGCGAACTGGAATGCCCTTTGCAGAAATCCATTGTTCTAAACTTTGTACGAGTGTCGGTTTGCTTGCAGTGGTTGTTTTGGTCGGCCCTCTTCCACTTTCTACCCATTGGTAGTAATCAGCCATTTCGATTGCAACCGTAATACCCTGTGGGGTGACACTTGGAAAATCAGCCCTAATGCTCTGCACAAGATTGCCTGTTGCTTTGACACCCTTTTCCATTGCTGATTGTTTCAGCTTGTCAATAATGACTTGTGCAACCCTTTCCATCGCATCACCAAGCACAGAGCCGCCCATGCCTGCGGTGGCTTCGTCAATGCCGATTGTTTTTAACAAATCATCCAAACGGGCTAAATCTGCCTTGCTTATGTTCATTGCACCGGGTGAGGGGATCGAACCCTCGTCCACCATCTTTGAATTGCTATTGTAGTGCCGCTCAAAGCAACCCGTTATCCGGAATGGAGATGTTACCTATTATACACTAACCCGGCAAGGCCGCAACCTCACTAATAAAAGTAGGTCAAATCATTTCCTGCAATAAGGCGATTTGGTACACGCTGCTATCTTTGGCGGATTTTGCCCCTTGTGCTGCTGCATTAAGACGCTCGGTCTTTGCCCGTTGTTTTTCATTGTGGAACGATACCGCATTTAGAAACTCCACCAACCCCATATTTAAAAAGAAATCCCATTTGGTGCGGTCACCATTTGCCATGCCGTCTATTGTTTTGAGCCATGCGATTGCTGGGCGGTCTTTTCTGCGTGTATCTTCCTCAACTTCTCCACTTCCTGCTCTAAATATACTCGGGTAGTTTCGAGTAACTCCGGCAAGTAAGCCGAAAAAAAAAGCGCATATCCGTAGGCATTGGCAATGCTCATGCGGTCACGGAATAGGTCAGCCACCTTGTCAAATTCTGTGGGCTTGATTTCCGATTTGCGGAACCACTTATATTTCACAGCCAGTGCCGCCATGATTTTGTGCAGGTTGCCAACCCAATTATCTTGCTGACCGAACAAATCCTGCACGGTGATAAACTGATGCGCTGCCAATTCGTGTTGCGATGCCACAAATTTGTAAGTGGTAAGCCCGTGCCGAAACTTTTTACAATCCTTTGCGGTAGGTAGCTGCGACATCCATGACAATTTTGCAATGGCATCCGTTATTTCTCTTATTGACAATTCCTCGATGTCCTCCACACTTTTGTCGGTCAGCACCGCAAGGGTGGCGATTTGGTTTTCAAATGTTGGCTCGGTCAACTTGTGCAACTGCTGAAAAGTGCCGATGCTGATGTCCTGCCATGATTTTGGTAATTTCATATTATTACAAATACTCCTTTTTTATTTTTTATGCTGCAATGCCGGGCAAGTG